TGGCCTCGCAGTACACGCGATATTCGTTTGAATAGGATCCAACCTCTCTGCCATCCGGCAAACGAACCAGCCTGGATGCTGGGTGAAGTTGACCACAAGCGAAACATGAGAGTCGTAATACATTTACGTGGTCTCCCTCTCCATCTTCCTCCGATAACAATCCTTGCACATCCACCGCCTGACTCTTCCCTTTGCGCTTACTTTCCAATTGCCACCTTCTATATGTACGCTGTATTGACAATTACTGCACCAGCGCTTGCCAGTAATACTGGACTCAGCCTGGACAGCCTTTGTGTATACGTCTTTATCGTGTGTACCCACTACTTAATCTCTTCAATCATTACTTTGATAGAGCCACCCGGCACAATGTGTGAGCCACGATAGATCGACAGCTCATCTACTTGGCTATCATCATCAAAGAGGCCAGCATCTTGCAAGCTATCCAACACGCTCTTGATGCGGTTATCGATATCAAATACTCGTTTATCTCTTGGCCATACAACCATACTGACAGAGAGTCTCTTGCTACCCATCTTGGGGAAGTCGTTACATGAAACGTACTCGGCCACAGCTTGCTTGTATTCGCGCCCAGCCTTACTCATGTAAGTAGCATGAGCGCCACGTCTGTAATAGGTGTTGACCGATGGCGGGAACGGCAGCTCTAGGACAATCACGCAAGCATCTTGTTAAGACGTTGCGATAGGTCTCCATGCTTTGAAAGAGAAGACCGCAGCTCATCGTTAATGATGACAGCTATAGGCTTATTGCGCTGCTGGGCAGTCTGTTCTAACAATGTTCTAACGTCTGGGCGCAGTCGCACCAGGAATGGCTTTAATTCGGTCATTGTTGGCCTCTTTTGGTTGAGATATCTGATTGTAGACTAAATATAGCGTAATAAGATTAGGGTAAACACCTACCAATTTAGTTAAAAAAAACTACATTTAGTTCTTGACCTGTGTTTTGGCTGTGGTAAATTAATGACTAAGCGATATCGCTTATTTACTAACCACCCAGATAGAGGAGTTACAAATGAAATACACAGTACATCAAATCAACTTATCCGATGACCAATTTAATGCTCATCGCGATGTATATCTTGACACAACATTTCGCCCAACAGTTCAGTCTGTTCTTGCTGCTCGCGGTTTGTATGCGCCAGTTGCAGAAATTACAGCTGAGTCGTTATCGCAAGTTTTTGACATTGGCAACATTGGCCCAGAGTCCAGCATTAATCGCTTGGCTCCAATGCATAGCATCTCAGTTGGAGATGTGATTGTTGACGAAATGGGTCAAGCAGTTTTTGTTGCTCCTGTTGGCTTTGTGCGTGTTGATGTTATTGCCCAACACTTTGCAACTGGTGTGATAACAGTTAACGCAGCCTAATTAATCGCCCCCGCAAGGGGGCAACCAACTACCAATAAAGGAAAACAAAATGGACTTAATCACAGCAAACAAACAGTTAACAGCAATTATCGAAATGTTGAATAACGCTGACAAAAATGACTTTGTCATGTACGACAATTTTTACAAAAGCATATATAACAAAGCTCTTGAAGTTGTTAGCATCATTAACGACAATACAAAATAATAAACATCCCCCTTCGGGGGGAATTAACCACCCAGATAGAGGAGTTAAATATGTTCGTAACCTACTACAGAGTATCAACACAGCGCCAGGGCCAATCAGGTCTTGGCTTAGATGCACAGCGTTCTGCTGTACAGGCTTTCTTAGTTGGCAAAGAAATCATTGCTGAGTTCACCGAGATCGAGTCTGGCCGTAAGAACAATCGCCCACAGTTGGCAGCAGCTCTTGCATTGGCTAAGAAACAGAAAGCCACACTCGTCATTGCTAAGTTGGATCGTCTCGCTCGTAATGTTCACTTTATCTCTGGCCTGTTGGAGTCCAATGTTCAATTCGTAGCAGCTGATATGCCAGAGGCAGACCGCACCTTTTTGCAGATGGCTGCTGTGTTTGCTGAGTGGGAGGCCAAGAAGATATCTGAGCGTACCAAATCAGCTCTAGCAGCTGCCAAAGCTCGCGGTACTGTCTTGGGTTCACCAGCTCCACAGATCGGTTCTCAGGCTGGTTTGAAAGCAATTAGCGACCGATGTGAAGCATATTGCAAAAAAGTCGCGCCTTCTTTGCAAGATATTGTCAGTAAAGTCGGAACCAATCTGCGTACAGTTGCAGCCGAGCTAGAGATACGCGGTATCAAGACCGCCACAGGTTTAGATGTATGGCATCCCGCCCAGGTAGGCAAACTATTAAGGAGAGTGCAATATGCTTGATTTAATCAATACTATTCTTGCCCTGATGTACATCACAGGCACCTTGCTTGTGATTGCTGGGCTGGTCTTGGGTATCTGTGCTGTTGTGCAGAACACCCAGTTCTACGCAAGATGGCAGCGCAAGCGCAGAGAGCGCATGGCCGAGAAATTTATGGAGAGTCTAAAAAAATGAAAGCATGGAACCAACACAACCAATCTTCCAAAGACTTGTACAAGTACAAGCCAGAGGACAGCATCCTTGACCGCGTTATTGCCACAGTCTCGGTCATTGCATTTATCTTAATCGTGGCACTTTCATAAGGAGAACTATGTCTTTTACAGACATCAACAAGCACTATGTGCCATCGCAGAAAACAGATGTGATGGCCACATTTATCAAGCATGGATTCCAGCCCCCATCCGAATGTATTAAGTACCAAAAAAAATGGGAAATGTACCGCAACTTACTTTCAAGGAACGAAAAACGTGAGCAAAAATGATACGCAACTTAAAACAATATTGGCGCATCTTAAAAAGAAGAAATCTGCCGGGATTACTTCTTGGGATGCTATTACCAATTATGGCATTACTCGCCTGGCACACTACATACACCTACTTAGAGCAAGAGGTTATGGAATTGATGATGAGTTTGAGCGAGACATCCAAGACCGAACCCACAAGTGGAAACGATATTGGCTTACGAGTTCACCAAAAGCTGTAGCTAAAAAATAATAAGGAGAATTACATGGTAGGAAAAGTCACTCCCAACGATATGCTCTCTGCAAGCCGCCTCCCAGCGGTCTGCGGCATGAGCCAGTATCGGTCACCGAATGACGAGCTGCTCGCAAGTATTGCAGCCATCAATGGTGATGAATTACCAAACATCAGTAACGAGTCAATGGATTGGGGCAATCGCTTGGAGCCAACGATTCTGACAGAGGCAGCGCATAGGCTTGGCTGCCACCAGCTGGAGATTAACCACGAGAAACCATACTTTCACGATAAGTGGCCAATCTCATGCAGTCTTGATGGCACCGCCACAGGATCCATGGAGGAGGTATTCACCGATCCAGAGCGTGGCATCTATGTGGTTGGTCAGTCTTCTATAAGACTTGAGGGTACAGGAGTCCTAGAGGCCAAGCTAACCGCGATGGATGCCGAGGATGTCTTGCCTCTGTATCGTGGGCCTATACAGTTGCAAGCTCAGATGGCTATCACTAAGGCATCGTGGGGCGCGATTGCTGTACTGTATCGCGGCACAGAGTTGCGGATCTTTCTGTTTGCGCCACACGCAGAGACCTTGGATCTCATTGAGAGAACTTGTAAGGACTTCCAGGATCGGCTGGATCGGTACAAGAATACTGGTGGCATAGACCACTACCCAGCTATCAATCCAAAGGATGCAGCAAGAACATTCAGCGCTGGCTCGATTGATGAGCCTGTAACCTTGGATGATTATGGTACTGAGTTGGCAAAGTTAATTTTAGAAAACAAGCAGAAAATTTCAACGCTTGAAGAAGAGAACCAAAAGGCTCAAACCGAGATTATGAATATTATGAAGAGCCATACTGTAGCCATTGCCGGTAACTACCAGATAACGTGGCCACAACGTAGCTACAAAGCTCAGTTAGCCAAGATTGTGCCAGCTAAGGATGCTTACACAATTCGTCAATCAACATTAACCATTAAAGGTCTCAAATGAAACTAATCGCAACAGCCATGGTCAAGGCACAGAAAGAATTTGGCCCAGCTCTCAAGTCATCAACCAATCCATACTTCACATCCAAGTACGCTGACCTGGCTGCTTGTGTGGAGGCGGTCATTGATGCGCTCAATAACAACGGCATCGCTCTGATACAGAAGTGCCACGAGTCTGATACAGGAGTCAATGTAGAAACATTGCTACTGCATGAGTCTGGCGAGTCTCTGTCCTGTGGAGTTCTGCACGTTCCAGCAAGCAAGCAAGACCCCCAAGGGTATGGATCAGCTCTGACCTACGCTCGCAGATACAGCCTCATGGCTGCCTGTGGCATAGCACCAGAGGATGACGATGGTAACGCTGCCTCTAGAACCGCTAGAAACCCACTAGATTCGATTCCAAAGCTGGCTGGGGTACCTATCCCTACACCCACAGCCAAAGTCGATCTGAACTCGATTAAAGAGGACATCCCAACTAGTGGTAAAAATACAACACTCCCACCTCCGGGGTCAGTTAGGCTACAGATACCCGGCAAGGATGCCATCGAGTGTAAAAACATTGAAGAGTTTATTAGCCAATACAACACAGTCGCGGATAAAGTAGCCAACTCCAAGCTGGCGCTGGCTGACAAACAAAAGAAATTGCTAGAGTTCAACACGTTAAACAAAGGCACCATTGAGATGCTATCACCCATTCAGATGGTGATTATGACTAGCGCAAAGCAGAATCGTAAGAAAGTATTAGATGGTGTTGCTTAGGTAGAGGGCGCGTTCATCATTGCGCCTTGATACCAAACCTTTGAGAACCTTGCCGCCAGCCTTTGTCCAATCGAGAAAGGCCTCAGCGGCACCCTCAAAGTCTCCGCGATTGTGTTTCATTCTTAGCGTTGAGCGTTGAAGATTACCCAATCCAACATTAAAGGCAAAGCTGACGAGTGCGCCAAACCTCCCAGGAGTAAGGCCATCAGGACATAGTCTGCGTACCCCGCTCTCAAATCTCTGTAAATCTTCTTCAAGCAACTTGTTAACTTCATCCATGCTGAGGGTTCTGTTCCACCCCTCTGGGATTGGTAGGTTCTTACGCTCTTCAAGTTTCACCTTTATGTGATTGGGATCTATTACTCTTCCGACACCAACTGTCCACAGTAATGCTGGACACCGATAGGGAGTTGTTCGTACACCCTCGTGGTGCCGAATCATCTCAATAACTTTATGGTCAATCATATTTGTGTAGAATCTGGCACAGAGATACACGCACCGGCAGAATTGGGAAACTTAGTTATAGAAAAACTCAAGTAGGAGATGCAGTCTTGCTCGGTATAGTGAACCCTATCTCCTCGCCAAAAAGCACACTCGCCTTGGCAGAAGAAGATAATAGCAAGAAAGACTTTCATTTTTTGGAGAAGGCCTGAGTTCCGAACCAAAACGCTACGACTGAACTCCAAATGATTTGAGTCTCGTTATCCCACAGCACGTCTAATGCAATGCTGAAGTCAACTCCTGTCTTCCAGGCATAGACAAAGCCAAAGATTTCTACGAAAGCAAAGAGGACAAACATCCCATAGGTAATCGCTGGGCGAACCATAGCACGAGCGTTGATGACCCATGTAGATGCGCCTTGACCGATAGCGATGTCATGGGCATAGAGCGACTCACGCTCTTTCTCTGCTGACTGTATTGCAATCTGCTCTGTGCGGATCTCTTCTACTCTGGCTTGAGCAATGTAGCCACGCTCTAGCATCTGTAGCTCACGCTCAGTCTGCATACGAGCGAGATCCATCTCATGTGCTTTGTCTGATTTATCTTGGAAAAAATCTAGCAGCTTTGGTAAGCCACCGGCTAGGAATGAAACGAGAGTTGTTAACAGAGTAAACATTATTTATATCCCCATACTAAAAAATAAGCAATCCAACCAGCCACAGCAAAGCACCAGAACTGCGCCCACCGAGCCTTAGACAGATCAGAGTCAAACGCTTTCTGAAACTCTTTCTCTTGTTTCTCCAGCTTGACCCTAAGAGCCTCAACCTCTGCCCATCTCTTGCCGTACTTCTTTAGGAAGTCAGCTCTTAACTTGGCCTCTTCCCTACGCACAGCCTCTTCATGTTCCCAGGCAATCAGTACACGCTTGAGAAATAACTCCTTGCGTACTTCATTCTCACGCAGCTCCCTACGTCTATCGAGGTTGCGCTGCTGGGCTACATCAGATGCCTCTTTCTGGGTATCCGCAATGCTCTTGGACAGCTCTTTGCTGACATCACGACTAGCATTTAGAGAACTGCTGAGACCCTTTGCGCCCTCTAGGAATCCAAATTGATCCGACACATCAGGAGCCGATCTTAATGTGACCCATCCCAGCTAGGAATGTAACAAGGCCAACTGCTCCAACTCCAACAATCCAAAAGAACTTGGTGACCACAGACTTACCGATATTGGTATAGACCTTCTCAATGACACGCTCGGTCACCTTCTCAACGATATCTTCAATCTCTTGTTCGGTAAGTTGAGCCATCATTATGCTTTCTTGCGTACGTTTTTGCGTACGACTTTCTTAGCGGCCTTACGAGCTGGCTTAACAACAACTGGTTTCTCAATAGGAAACTCAAGGGTAGCTCTGGGGATAAAGCCAAAGCGGTCTAGGATGTATGCAAAGATAAAGTTCATGGCAAGCTCGCAATGTACGCACTAGCATCCGTCATCACATTCCCATCGGCATCTTGCAGTTCTGCACCAGCTAAGACATCCTTCTTAAACTGTTGCATATCAGAATTGGCTGGGTCAAAAGGAATGCTAGACTGTTTGCCATCTTCGTTAGTTCTAATAACAGATTGAACAGCCCATCCTTCTGAAACTTTAGGTAATTGATACATTTTATAACTCCGCATTTAGTTCAATATATCCAGCACTATTATTGTTTGCCATCAAGATACAAGCATATCCAATAGTCATTGACGCACCAGTAGCTACTGGTTGGGCTAACATACTATCCGTTCCAGCATAAGTTGCACCTGAACTTGAAACGGCAGTTAAAGTTCCAGCCGCATACGAATAAGCAACATTTGAATACGCTATGGTTGCACTAGCTCTCATGGTAACTGGATACTTAAAAAATAAATTTCCACTATTAGTGGCTGTAGCTACTCCAGAAGCAAAAGCAGTATAGTTTGAATACCCACCAGTACTCATTTTTGCATAATAGCGTTGGCAAAGACTTAACTCAGTACCATAAGGTCTGTAATCAAAGCTAGTAGCTGTAGAGCCTACCTCTAGCTGAACTCCAGTAATGTAGAAAGTTGCTCCGTTTGTGCCGACTACGGATGTTGCTCCTGTGGCTGAAATCAAACCACTTGCAGACCACGCACCAGCAGTACCACTTAATGTAGAGCCTGTACCCATGCTAAAACGCAATACAAGACCAGCACCATTAGTAGCACCTATCCAAGTGCCAGCAGTAGGACCAGCAATGGTTACGCTAATTTGTGTCCAAGTGTTTGCTGTTGGAATTGAATAAGTAAATGGATAAGAATAGTTAAATGCAGAATTTGTAATTGCACCACCAAAAGTACCAGTTAGACTTGAATACACTTGAAAAGACAAAGTAACAGTTTTTGCATTTGCTGTACCCCAATTAAGGTCTGCTGTGTTAAATCCTTCTATTCGTTGTATTAAATTAAATGTTTCAGCAGAGCCTACTGTATAAGCAGATAAAGAAGTTATGCCAAGATAATTTCCATATCCTACTGGTGGAGTTACAGAACCAGCGTTTTGTTGGCAAGAATATTTAGAAGATTGTGAAGAACCAAATTGCCACCTATCAAGCGTATAGGTATCTGCTGAAGTTAATGTAACACTAGCACCAGCATTACGCTGGTCGAAAGTCATCTGTCCATTAATTATTCTATTTTTAAATCCAGTTACAGGAGTTACCGCATTAGCAGTAATGCTCCCGTTGTACATGGGAGTTGTTATTCCGTTTGTGCCGTCTAAGGTTATAGGCATTATGCTAACTCCTCATCTGTTGGTCTTGGCAAGGTTGGGTGTTCCCACTTAGCAATAAAATCGCCTTTGCCGTCTGAATCGTTTTGTAATTCAATAGTTTTAATAAAATCTTTATCTGTTAATTGTGGATAAATAGATAAGATTTTTTCTAATAAAGTCATTACGCACCCCTTACTAAACAGGCTTGAAAATATGTTGTTGATTGTGAACCTAGAATATTTGGTGTAGTTCCAGTCTGTAAGGCATATATTTCTAAATAATCTGTTGTTCCATTCATAGAAATTAAAGCACTAACAACGCAAGACATTTCTGTTGTATTGCTTATTTGAACTTCATTACCACTTTTAAAATTAGAACCATTTTTATAAATTCTTATAACTGTCCTTGTTGCTGTTCCTGAACTTGGGTACAAATCAACGGCTGCATTTACTTGATAATAACCAGCAACAGTTGGGGTAAAAGTAGAGGAAGCAAAATTGCTGTTTGTATCAAATTCTTCGGTATCGAAAGTAACTTTAGTAAAAGTGTTTGATGTAATGCTTTGGTTTGATGACTTATAAGCACTAAACGCTGGCATATTACC